TTTCAACATTATTATTTAGATTATCTAATAGGGTCATCAACTGATTGATTCAAGCAGCAATGCCTGATTCAATTGGGATACAACCATTATTGGAAAAACTTTTACTTAAACTTGATAAGAGTCTTAAGGCTAAAGGAATGCGATCATTTGTCCCATATATGAAAAATATACGGACAGTATGATTAAATTACTTAGCCGGGACACCTATCAAGTCAAGTATTAAGACTACTAGTGATGGTATACCTGTCATTTTTGGTGATCTTATACATATAATACGTAAAGGATCTTACCCAGTAAACTTACTGCGTTTGATCAATACTATATTATTTTGTACACGATCTATCAAAGAAGGAAGTGAAATCACTTCTGCTGATTTACAATCTATAGAAGGGCCCCCTATTAAGGGATACCCTCTTCATATAGAAAAATATATCAGCGACTTCTGACAAGAATTAGGGTATAGACGTTCTTCTAATGTTATTCCTAAGAGGTTGCAGTTCAAAAGTTTCAAACTTATGACTGCGTCTGGTCCTATTTCAGGATCTCATGGTAATGCTACTTGGACTTCTCTATCTGATTTATTTGCTCTAACAGATCATTCTGATCTTATTAAAGCTATTAAATTAGTTGGAGGTCCAAAATTGCATTACTCTATGGATCTTCTTTTGAAATCATTTGATATAATTTTTAGAAAGTGGAAGGTATTATACCCTTCTCCTCTCCGAAGATTAGTATCTTTTGGTGACAAAGAATATAAAGTTAGAATTGTTGGGATCTTAGATTACTTTTCTCAAAGTGCTTTAAGACCTCTTCATTCTTATCTTTATAGTGTTTTAAGGAACATTCCTCAAGATGTAACATTTAATCAGAGTGCCTTTAAAGAAAAAGCCTTAACTTGGGATACTTTCAGTTCTGTTGATTTAACAGCAGCTACTGATCGTTTCCCTATAAAGTTAGAAAGGGCTGTTCTTTTAGGTATTTTACCTATGACTTATGTCAGGGCTTGAGAATATATAATGATTGGTCTTCCATTTTCTTACCACAATAGGTTGATAACCTATAGTGTTGGTAATCCAATGGGAGCTTACTCATCATTTGCTTCTTTCGCCGTATCACATCATTACGTATTATTCTACTGTTGTAAAGAACTTAACATTCCTTTTAGGGATGCGAAGTATTTTTTACTCGGTGATGATATTGTAATAGGAGATACTAGGTTGGCCACTCTTTATAAAGAAGTTATATTATCTTTAGGTTTAGAATTTTCTAAACTAAAGACATATGAATCTAATCACTTTTTCGAATTTACTAAACGTTTATTCTGAAAAGGTGAAGAGATTTCGCCTTTTCCAATTTCCGCTCTTAAAGAAGAAGGTAAATATTATTATTTACTAACTAATTTATTGATCGGACTTTCGTCAAAAGGTTACCAATTTATCAACGGAGTGAGCTCTGGTGTTCAATCTTATTATGGAATGATTAAGAAGATGCCATCTCGGTTTAAAGATGGTATCAAAACTAAATCATTTGTTTGTGAATTAATTATTAAAATAATTAATGGTAGCCTTCAGGCTGATGAGCTTAACAATGCTTATCAGGCTTTAGGATTTACCTTTACTCCACCATTATCTTCTAAAGAATGTTTTTCAATTCTCGAGAATATAATGATTGAGCAATTTGCAAACAGTAACC